TCCTCGTATATCGCACCCTGTAGCGTCCCGACCTGACCGAGGCCGTAGACCTTGTACCAATTAGCCCAATACTCCGAAGTTTCAGCCTTGACTCTTGCTTTCTCGATGAAGTCCCTCGCACTTTTGGGGCAGGCTTCGTTGTCCTTGTAGGTTAGAATGAGGAAGTCCACGTCCTCATCGTGCATCAGTTCGGAATGGAACCAAAACTCGTTGACCGGGTTCCAGTCAAGAATGACCGATTGCTTGGTCCGTGCTGCCAGTTCCGTGTAAGCGTGGAAGGATAGGTTGTTGGCCTCGTTCATGTAGAGCCTGTCCCTCCTTGCACCCCTTAACTTGGAATCATCGTCAGCCGAAAAGAACTCGATGTAAGACCCGTTGGCGAACTTGTACCGAAAGTCGGTGGCGTTCCATCGGGCAGCGTTGAACCGCCCAGTAACGGTCATAATCTTCATGAAGTCCCTCATGGCCCCACGTTTGAGGTGTGGGATGGACTCGGCTACGACGCTCGTTTCCGTGTAAGGGTTCTTGGTGCAGTAGTCAATCTCAACGGCAAGGATAGAGTACGTCTTGGACGCACTGGAACCGCCTTGTACCCCTTTGACGAACCGCTTTAATTCACGGACCTTATTTACGGCCGTGGTTCGGATGAACTTCTCCTGCTCTTTTGCCGGCATCAGTCATTGTCGGGGAATAGGGGTTGCTCGATGTGGACCGTGTTCTCTTGGCGTTCCACAAGGTTGTTGAGGCGTTGAGTGATGGATGGGTTATAGATGCCAGCCATGCCCCCTCGGATTTGGTCCTCCCTTATCGCCTGCTTTATACGTGAACAGACCTCCACAAAATTTTCGTACCTGTTGTCAGGATTCGTGAAGTATTGGTCAACCCCCTTGGCAACCCCTGACTTCCAAATGTAAAGCGTAAAGCCGTCAAAGGTCAATGGGCATTCCTTTTCCCTCAACACTTCCATGGCCTTGGGTCCAACCCAGTCCTTGACGATAATGGGCTTGGACTTGGTTTCCGTGCAGTATTGCTCAAAAATCGCCCAAAGTTCTTCGGGGGTTTCAAATGCTTTTGGCCTGCCTCGTTGCATCAGTATTCGATTTTGTCTATGAGTTCGTCTATTTTGTCCACTATCTTCATCTTTACGGCAAATGCGTTCGGTGAGTTAGAATCGTCCACCGCTCCGATGCAGTCGCAGAGGGTCGTTATGACCATCATCAGCGAGTCCATCCGAGCCTGCACTTGCTCTTCATTGTCCTTCGCTTTGGGGGTTGACATTCAGTGGGTGCGTTATGGTGTTTTGGTTGGTTTCGGCAAACAAGTCCGCTTGAAGGTAAATGTATTGGAGGGCCGATTTTACGCAGTCAGCGCACCACCAATTCGTAGGCGGTCGCCCGTGAGCCGTAAGGATGGCTTGCAGTTCGGCAACGGCATCGGGTGGCAGTCGCATCGTCAGCGATGCCACATATTGGTCCCAATACTTCCGATGCTTTTGGGCCACGACGAACTGCTCGTTGGTCATTTGAAGGTCCATTCCCGGATGATTATTGCGGTGGCAGATGAGGCGAGTCCAAGGATTGGGGCCAAGTACCATTGGCACGTTGGCAGGGTCAGGAGGACTCCAAGCCAAAAACCAAAGCAGGTCATGCACGAAAACGGCTTACGCTTAGCGAAGGGCAGAGCGTAGAACCACGAAGGCAGCACCCGGAACTCCACGACCGCAAGGGTCGCCAAGGCACTAATCAGGATTGGAAACACCAGTATATCCATTTGCTTCAATTGCGGTTTTGATTTTGGCCTTGGCCTGTTCGATGGAGTAAATGATGGACCTGTACGGTATGCCCGTTTCTCTTGACATGGCTTTCATGTTGCCGGTCTGCATCAGCAGGTTCAGCAGTTCCTTGTCGTATGGGAACGCTCCGTCCTTGGCCCAAGAGTCCATCTCGCTCTGGGCAATAGCCCAAAGGTCGTCAAGTAGGGAATCGTAGTCCTTGCCTTCCTCTTGGGTTTCGGGGTCCACCTCGACACGCTCGTCGTGGTGTCGGTACTTCTTAGCGAATTGGTTGTTGTTGCCCCTGTACAGGTTCATTATCAAACGAACAATGTAGAATCGCAGGTAGCCTTGGACCTGCATCTTGGTAATCTTGTCGGGGTCTTTCTCCAGTAGGATTAGGACGACCTCTTGTTCGAGGTCCTTCCAAAGCGGATTGCCCCCCGTTATGGTGAGGCAAGCCTTGCGGATTTCTCCGCTGCGATAAAGGTCAAGGATGGTAGCCTCTGCGTTCACTCACGCAAAGATGGAGGGGGTTCTCGCTAATGTTGCAAAAAATCCCTTGTCCTGTTGAATACTTGTGAACGGAGGTATTTTATGTCGGGTCGGCCCCTCATGTCATTGGCAAGGATTTCGAGGTTGTGCATGACCGTAGCATGGTTCCTCTTTAGAATTCGCCCGATGTGGGAGTAGGTGTAGAGGTACTCGGAGTAGGCAATGTCTGCGAAGATGGACCGGGCCAAGACGAGTTCACGGGTCTTGACGCTGCTGGTGATGTCATCAGGGTTGACACCGACGACCTCTGCCGTGTAGCCGAGGATGGTTCGGGTTATTAGGTCCATGGTTAAAACGGGTTAGGGGGTAGGGGCATCCAATGGCTCACTTCGATTAGGAACCACGTTTGATGCTCGTAGTACCAGTAATTATCTCCGAGCCATGCGTAGGCTTGGTTCATGTCGATTGTGAATATCAGGACTGGCTCGTAAGGCTCCGGCATACGGTCCAAGCATTTTACCCATTCCATGGTCAGGCGTTTTTGGCTTGGAGGATGCGACCGAGCAAGGTCCAGTTCACGGACCACGGCTTAATGGTTTCGGAGCGGTCGGGGCGGTTGCAGTTGACGCACTCCTTGCGGATGTGGAGTTGCCAGCGTCGGAAATCGGTAGGTGTGGTTTTCATGGGGCTGGGGGTTATCATTAGAAAGACTGCAACTCCGACTTGACATTATTCCAAAATTCAAGTGCCTCATCTTTTTGTGCTTCATACCAATACTGGTGAGTTGCTCCACAATCATCCCAATCAGCATGGTTTGGGTTTAATGGTCTTGCGCTTAGTATTTCTTCAACTGCCATCAAAGCACATTGTTTGGCACAATACTTTGTCATATTCATTATGTCCGAGTTTAACATTTTATCGTACATTTCTTTTGCTTTTTCTTTTGGTGTCATGGTTTTCATGGGGTTGGGGTTTGGTTGGTAAGGTTATAGGCTGACGATTGGGGTTGGTTTGTCAGCGTGTAGGCTGACGGTTATACCCGATTGCGTATAGATTTTGGGTTTTTCTATGCATTATATCCAATTGCGTATAGGCAAATATACACAACTATTCAACACTTGCGACCACTCGTTGAAAATCCTCAATGCTCCTGATTACCTCGTACCTGTACCCTGCCTCTTGGACCACCCCCTGCCACCACTTCTGCGAAAGGGACTGCTTGCCTTTCTCGGCTTTGAACTCAAGGAAGATGGCTCCATTGTTGGACAGGTAGGTCATGTCTGCAACCCCAGCGGTCAGGCCGATGCCCTTGAGAAAATGACCGTTCGTTCGACTTCGAGGGTTGTTGAGGTTCAGGAACAACCGCCCTTCCTCGTAGGGCTTTAGGAGTTTGAACAACTTGACGCAGGCTGCTTGGAGCGTGTATTCGGGTGTCATAAAGGATATTCGTTGGCTTTGGTGTATGGCAGTTGGCATTGGACTTGGGCGATGCCAAGGCTACCGTTCCGGTTCTTTCGGAAAATTACTTCCATGAGGTCTTGCTCCGCATTTTTGTCGTGTTCATAGGGGCGATAGACAAAGGCGATTTTGTCGGCATCGAACTCCAGTTGCCCTGTTTCCCGAAGGTCGGACATGATGGGCCGATGGTCTGCCCTGCCTTCGGTTGCCCTTGAAAGCGAAGAAACCACGACCCCAAATACCTTTTGCCTCTTGCAAATTGCTTTAAGTTGTTTGGAGATATTGGTCATCTGCTCAATCTTGGGCTTGGGCTTGTCAATCTTCGCAGGCTCCACGAGTTGCAAGTAGTCGAGGTAGAAACCAACGATTCCAAACTTGGCCTTTAGTTTTGCTATCTCCCCCTCGATGCGGTCAAGGTTTGCTTGGTGCAGGTCCACGATATACAATGGCTTCCCTTTGAGTTGGTCAGCCTTTTGGGATAAGGTCAGGAACTGCTCCGTGGTGATTCGCTCGTCGGGTTTGAGGAATGCTGCCCCGTCCATCGTTCCGAGGTTGGAGAGCATCCGCTGGGTCAGTTGGTCGGCACTCATTTCCATCGTGAAGAACACGACGGGAATATCGGCCATGGCTTGATTCATTGCTATTTGAAGTGCAAGCAGGGTCTTGCCCATCGCTGGCCTACCACCTACGAGGATGAACTCGGAGGGCTTAAACCCCGTGCAGGTGTTGTCAATGGGTCGGATAAAACTTGGGTAGATTTGGTCCTTGCGTCTGCCTTCCCGGACCTCGTTCATGTTTACGAGAAAGTCCTTGGCGAGTTCATGGGCTGACGATTCGGAGGCGTTGGACTCAACGGCTTGGATGGATTGGTAGCGTTGAAAGGCTTTGGGTATGTCCCTATCATGGGCGAGTTCTTCCATGATTCTTGCTTCCTCTCGTTCCTTCCAAAGGTCGTGGAGGTCGGATGCGTAGGTCTTCCAGTTGCTTACAAGCCCTGCGTCGGGGTCGATGCCTTCAAGTAGGACATGGGCTTGGCCTTGGTCGGCAAGGTGTTTATAGACGGTAACGATGTCCACCTCTCGTTCTGCTTTGTGGAGGGATTCGATAGCCCGGTACAGGAGGACGTTGTTGCCTGTGAATAGGCGTTCGGGGATTTGGGTTAGGAGGACGGTTCGGTTTACGAACTTGTCCATGAGGCAGCCGAGCAGTTTGCGTTCAGCGGACAATTGGTAAGGGTTCATCATTGGATGTTAGGTTTGAGTAGGCGAAGTTAGGGGTACGTTGGATGGCTTGGTCCTCCCAGCGTTTGCCGTTGAGATAGGTGGAAGGATGGGGGACGAATTGTGCAGGGGTTTCGGAGTACAGGCGTTGAATGTTGCTGACCGCCAGTTCTTGGTCGGTCTTGGTTAGGCGTAGGAAGGAACGCTTGGCCCTTGCCTTGTCGGTCTTGCGAGGAAATGTTGTCCAAAATTGGTCAAACCTCTGGTCATTCTCATTGTCCTTTCCATTGTCCTTTTCATTCTCCTTTTCATTTACATTCTCATTATCATTTCCATTATCATTATACATTAGGTTAGGGGATGGTTCGGGTATGGTTAGGTCTTGGTTAGCCTTTGGTTTCCCACCACGCAAACCTGCTTCGTATTTACGCTGATTAGCAGCGATTTGCGGTTTTATGGCTTCCCATACTG